TTTGATTATTGATGCTTTCCGAGACCATTTTTATGATAGTAAACATGCTGGATTAGTTGCAGCCTGTTATGAGATAATTGTAGGAGTAGAAAATTAAAATTTTTATTTCAAAAAAACAATAAAAAACGCAATAATATTATAAAGTAATGAAAGGATTTGAAAAAATGGCAAAAATACAAAATGAAACAGAATTTGATTTTTACGATATAAATAAAACTCGATTAGATGAAGAATGGGTTAATCAACCAAGAATATATTATAAATATTCAGAATTACTTACTGATGCTAAAGAGGCTGTGGAACGTTGTAAAGGACAAATTGAAATAGCTAAAGATGAGATAAAAGAAGTTGTTGCGAGAATAGATTTAGCAATACGAAAAGACCCTGTAAAGTATCTGGGGGAAGGATTAAAGCCTACAGAATCTGCTATATCAAATCGTATATTACTTCATCCAAAATATGCAGCTGCAAAAGAAAAAATATATCAGCTTACAGAACAACTAATAGAATTAAATACGACTGTTAGTACAGGATTTTCAGCAGTTACTACTTTAGAACATCGAAAGAGTGCCTTAGAAAGACTCGTTAGTCTTCACGGTCAAAATTATTTTTCTACACCAAAAGCGTCCGATGAATTTTCTAAAGAATCTGTAGAGAACATTGAAAAAATAGCAGCAAGGAGAAAAATAGGTAAAGCCCGAAAGAATAGATAATGGAAAAGATAGCATATATCTTATTTTTGTTATGTATAAGCCCTATCATTACATTCTACTGTGTAAAATATGGTACGGTAGCGTTCTATAAAGCAAAACAGTTTATCGAAAAGGAAAAGAAACAATAATTTTATTTTGGAAAGGTACAGAAAAATGGCAAAACGGAAAGACAGAAAGAAAAGAAGTATGGCAAGTGCTGCAAGAAAAAGAGCAGAGCAGCATAAGAGCGGGTTTGAAATGACATCCCTCTCTCTACCGGAGGGAGTCAATTTATTCTCCCTAAAGAATGATAAGGCAGTTAGAGTAGATATTCTGCCTTATGAGTTAACAGAATCAAATGAATTTGCAGACGTGGGTGAACTACATTATGAGAGGACCTATTGGGTTCACCGAGGAATTGGGGCAGAGCAGAATAGTTATGTTTGTTTGAGAAAGACCCGTGGAGAAAGATGCCCTATTTGTGAGTATAGAGCAAAATTGATGAAAGACCCCGATGCAGATGAGAACCTTATTAAGGATTTGGCTCCGAAAGAAAGACAACTATTTAATGTAATAGATACTATGGATAGAGATAAGGGAGTCCAAATTTGGGATATCTCCTTTCACCTGTTCGGTAAGAAACTCGATGCTTGTATCCGCAATGCTGATGAAGATGATGGTTACGAAAGATTTGCAGATTTAGAAGATGGTTTCACCTTAAAATTGGGTATAGAGCAAAAACATTTTGCAGGTATAGCTTATTATGAAGTTGAGAGTATCGATTTCAAAAATCGTAAAGAGAATTATGACGAGGATATATTGGAGGAATCTCACAATCTGGATAAAATCCTCAAAATTACTCCTTATGAAGAATTAAAATCTATTCTTCTTCAAATGGAAGATGACGATACTTCCTCTAAAAAGAAAGATAAGGGTAAAACTAAATCCTCTAAATCTAAAAAGCAAAGTGAAGAAGAAGACGATTTTGAAGATGTAGAGGATGAAGTAGAGGATGAAGTAGAGGATGTAGAGGATGAAGAATCTGCTCCCGAAAAGAAGAATAAAGACAAGTCTAAATCCTCTAAGTCCAAAAAGAAGGATGAAGATGAGGATGATGAATTTGGCGATTTTGATTTTGCGGATGAGGAGGAGCCAAATAATGATAGCGAGGATGAGGAAGAAGAGCCAGGTGAAGATGTAGAATTATCAGACCTTGACGAAGATAATGATGATGAAGACTTTGAAACCTTTGAAGATGAAATCTCCCTTCGATGCAAGAAGGCTGGTTTAGATTCCGGTGATTATGATACTTGGAAGGAAGCTGAATTAGCAGTACGAAAAAAGAAGACAAAGAAGTCTAAAAAGAAATCTAAAAAGTAGAAGGGCCATATATGATGGTGGTTATGAATTCAATAATACTTTTATGCAACAAAGTATCCGATGTATAGAAAAATTCTCTTGAATTACTACAACATAACCACCATCTATTTTTTGAAAGGGGAATGAAATGAAACTAATTGCAATTATCTTAACCATTTTTCGCTAAGACATTACAAATCCACCGGAGGATGTTGTTAAAGGTCCAAAAAAATGAATACTGAAGACCTTAAAAAGGCATTAACAAAAAAGAAGAAAAGAAAGATATTAACCACAAAAGATTTTGTGTCTACAGGCAGTACCCTACTAAATCTGGCTTGTAGTGGAAAACCTAATTGTGGTTTTGCTAAAGGAAAATACTATCTAATAGTAGGTGATTCAAAGAGCGGAAAGACTTTTCTATCACTTACTTGTTTGGCAGAAGCCAGTATCAACGAGAGCTTTGATGATTATCGCTTTATTTATGATAATAGTGAAGATGGAGCGATGATGAATATTGAGAAATTTTTTGGTGAAAAAGTAGCTAAAAGAATGGAAGGCCCATCCTCAAATAAAGGGGAAGATATTTTCTCAACAACTATAGAAGAATTTTATTATTATATAGACGATGCCTTACACGAAGGACAACCTTTTATATATATTTTAGATTCGATGGATAGTTTAAGTTCTGAGGATGAACAGGATAAATTTGAGGAGCATAAAGAAGCCCATCGAAAAGGAAAAGAAGCAGCAGGTTCTTATGGAGATGGAAAAGCCAAAAAGAATTCTGCCAATCTACGCCGTCTATTAACACCACTTCGGAAATCTGGTTCTATTCTCATAATTATAAATCAAACAAGAGACAATTTGGGATTTGGATTTGAAAAGAAGACACGTTCTGGCGGGAGGGCTTTACGATTCTATGCTTGTTTAGAAATATGGTCCTCTGTTAAAAAGAAAATATCAAAATTTATAAAAGGTAAAAAGAGATTATTAGGAGTAGAATGTAATTTACAAATTCAAAAGAACCGAATTACGGGCAAAGAACGTACTATAACTATTCCTATTTATTATTCATTTGGATTCGATGATATAGGCTCTTGTGTAGATTACCTGATTGAGGAGGGACATTGGCCACAAAAAGGAAATACAATAGCCGCAAAAGAATTCAAATTTAAGGGTTCAAAAGAAAAACTCATTCAACATATCGAGCAAAAAGGTATGGAAATGGATTTGCAGGGAATCGTCGGGGAAGTCTGGGAAGAAATAGAAGAGGCTTGTACTGTAAAAAGGAAAAGAAGATATGAGTAAACAAAAAATAAATGATATTATGAAAATCCATAAGCCCTGGGCAGTAGGTCTGGCAACAAGACCTAATCAAAAAATGCTCTTCTATCCTGTGATTAAAAGTTCTAAAGAAAATAGATGGTATGGATATACTACTTATAAATATAAGGATTTGCCTTTACAATACATTTTCACTTGGAGAGATGGAAGCAGTAAAAAATGGATGATTATAAAAAATGATGCAGTTTATAATCCTTTTTCGATGGAAAAAATAATACTCTTTTTATTTAAAATAAAACGCCAATTAAAATTAAGAGGAAAGATAATATGAATAAATGGATTTGTAAAAAACAATGTATAAAAATAGATTCTATCCGATGCCCAGTAACCTGTGTAGCATATAAGGAGGAAGATAAAACAACATGTCCTATTGCTGATTGGGAGGAAATAAAAAATACAAAGGAAGATACTAAAATTCAACCCCTAAATCTACCAAAAAATAGTCCGGATGATTTTATTCATAATATGACCGAAGAAAAAATAAATGAAATAATAGAGAGATTAAATAATAATGAATAAAACCTGGCTAATACTTGATTGTAATTTTCTTTGCCACAGATTAAAATACTCTATGGGTGGATTAAATTATGAAGGTTCTCCTTCAGGTATTATCTATGGTTTTCTAAAATCTATAACAGCCTTCCAAGAATTATTTGATACTCCTCATATAATTTTCTGTTGGGATTCCCAAACGAATAAAAGAGAATTGGTCTTCCCAGGATACAAACAAAAACGAAAAGATAGGGTTAAGGAATGGACAGAAGAAGAAAGAGTATTTGAAGATGAATTCAGACTTCAAATGAAAAAATTGCAAATAAATTACTTGCCAAGAATAGGATATAAAAATATCTTTTGCCAGGAAGGATATGAGAGTGACGATATAATTGCCTCTATTTGTGAGAAAAATATAGGCATTAAAGACACAGCTATTATTATTTCATCGGACCAGGATTTATATCAATGCATTCGGTTTAATATTTTCTGCTATAATCCACAAAAAAATGAGAGAATGACACTTCAAAGATTCAAAAAGAAATATGGAATACTACCAGACCAATGGCATTTAGTAAAAGCTATCGCTGGATGCTCTACAGATGAAGTACCCGGAGTAGAACAAGTAGGAGAGAAAAGGGCTATTCAATATATCCTTAATACCATTAAAAAAACAACAAAAGCATATCAGAATATTATATCAAAAGAAGGAAACAAGATTATTGAACGTAACTATAAATTAGTAACATTACCATTAAGAGGAATAAACCAATTTTCTTTACAAAACGATAGAATATCAAAAGAAGGTTGGAGAGAAGTAGTAGAAGAATTAGGAATGAAATCATTAAGAAATAAGACCCCACAATCTAAAAAAGGAGTAGCACATGAGAAAAGGCAGCTCATTTGAAAGAGAAATCTGTAAGCAATTATCTCTTTGGTGGACATACGGAATAAGAGATGATGTATTTTGGAGAACGTCCGGGAGTGGAGCAAGAGCCAAGACCCGTAGCAAGACAGGTAAGGAAACTTTCGGACAATATGGAGACATTCAAGCAACAGACCCTATAGGCCAAAAGCTAATAGATGTTTGCTCAATAGAATTGAAGAGAGGTTATAATAAAAGTACTTTCGCTGATTTAATTGATAAACCTGATAAAGCAGCAGAACAGATGTTTGAGAAATTTATATATCAGGCAGAAATAGATGCCATAAATGCAAATGTTTGTAGTTGGCTCTTAATAGTAAAAAGAGATAGACGAAAAGCTTTAATATTTATGCCGTTTGCTTTTAAGAGAATATTAAATACTATAAGCTGCCCTATCAATAAAAAATATCCATTATTAATGTTTTCCTTTCAAACCAATAAACATCTTATTTATAAGATATTTGGAATGCCTTTAGATAAATTCTTAAAAGCAGTATTGCCAAGTCATATTAAGAAATTGTATGATAATAAATTAAAATTCTTTCCTTCTGTTATAAATCCAAAAAAGAAAAGAACAGAGAAAATAGGAAAAGTGGATTTTAATAAACAAGACCAGGTTTTCAAATGTACCTCTTGTGACGAAAATGAAGTAGTATGGCTATCAGGAGCAAAGGAATGGAAGTGTCAAAACTGCGGGGTAGTTAATGATTATCCCAAGTGAAATCAGAAAATCAGAAGCCCTCCATATTCTCAAACTCATTGAGCAGATGACGAGAGCAGATGTAATAGCTCGATTAGGTAGATTTGATAATCTCGAATTTGCTGATTATGCTATGATTAGTATTGAGAAAAGAGATGAATTATTAGAGTACCTGTATGATACATCCTCATTAGTAGAATTAGGCAATATGTGGAAATTATTAAAAAAGAAGAAAAAGAAGAAAAAAAGTAAGCAAAAATCACTATAATAAAAGTGAAAGGAATATAAAAATGATTATAGAATTTATAATATGGTGGATATGTTGTGGGGCGGTTTGTATTCCTTTGGGTATTTTAGTAGATTGGATATTTTATAAGTATCCTAAATTTTACATATCTACTTTTATAATGCCCTTAATTATAGGGCCATTCTGTTTTATAATTCTTGTTATTGCTATATATAGAGCCTTAAAAGGAAAATGAAACCAACTTTAATAACAAAAGCAGAAATAGAGAGACAACACAAATTTTCTGAAAAAGCCGGCATGGTAAATATGTATGCCTGCCCTAATTGTCGTACCCTTGTGATGTTTCTCTATATAGATGGCGGCATTACCCCTGCAAGTATCCGCTGCAATGTTTGTGGAGAACAAGCCTTTTCTCAAATTTCTCAAATCAAACAACCATCTCGAATATGGTATCGTCCAAAAAATTTAGCAGAGCTTATAAATATAGTGGATGGGGCATATGAAGAAAATATAAAAGAATATGAAGATATGCCAGAAAATGAAGCACAAATAAAGGCAACAATTCTTACTAATTATATTACCTACTATAATGAGGGTGGTTTATTTTCAAGGCCTATATAATGATAAAAGGTTTACAAATTAGAAACTTTATGACCCATGAGAAGATGGACATTGCTTTCGGTCCTCATGTCAATTCTATTATCGGTAGAAACGCCGCCGGCAAGAGTACCATATTAAGAGCTTTGAGATGGGTAGTCAGAAATAAACCTGCCGGGGATTCTATGATAAATTGGGATGCTACCAAAGCATCCGTCCGGTTACTATTTGACAATAATAAAATTACTCGCACAAAAGGTAATTCTATAAATATATATCGCTTGAATGAAAAAGAATTCAAAGCATTTGGAAATGAAGTTCCCCCAGAAATTGGAACCCTGTTAGGTTTATCAGATATCAATTTTCAAGGGCAACATGATGCCCCATTCTGGTTTTGTGAAACAGCAGGGGAAGTATCCCGACAATTAAATACTATTGTGAATTTAGATATAATTGATAAGACATTATCTAATATACAATCAGCAATAAGAAAGTCACGCACTACAATTGAGGTAGTAGAGGAGAGATTACAAGCCGTTAAGATTCAAAAGGAATCTCTTATTTATGTTCGAGAGATGGACAAAGATTTAGGAATAGTAGAAGGATTGGGGAAACAGAAAGAGGAAAACGCCGTAGAAGCGGCTCTACTGGACGAAATCTTAAAATCAGTATATTTATATGGGTCAGAGCGAGATAACGCAGCACAATTGATTGTAGACGCTAAATCCGCCCTGAATATAGGTAGGAAGACCCAGGAAATTATACTTTTGATAAAAAACCTGTCAAATTTAGTAGATTCCTGTCAAAACCTGCAAATTATCATTAAATCCAGGCCGCCCATAATAAAGCACTTGGAAACCCTTAAACAGGAAATAGAAGATGATAAAAGAAATATCAAGACACTACAAAATTTGATTGAGGACATAACAGAAAAATTAGAAAGACGAAATCAGGTACAGGGTCTATTAGATAAATGGCAACAGCAATTAAAAGAAATTACAAAAGAGAGGTGTCCACTATGCGGAGCAAAGACAAAAAAGTAATTGCTATCTTTTTAGCAGATATACATCTCTCTCATAATCCACCTATATGGAGGTCGGCAGAACCTAATTGGTATGCTGCTATGAAAAGACCTTTAGATGAAGTAAGAGTATTGCAAGAGAAGTATTATTGTCCTGTTATTTGTGCTGGAGATATTTTTGATAGATGGAATAGTCCTCCTGAAGTAATAAACTTCGCTATCCAAAATCTACCCGACAATATGTACGCAATTCCAGGTCAACATGATTTGCCTTTGCATAATTATAAGGATATTGAACGGAGTGCATATTGGACTTTGGTTGAAGCAAAGAAAATAGAAAATATACCAAATGGTAGTTTTATGCATAGGGGAGATGCTGGTTTAACAATATATGGATTCCCTTATGGAACAGAAATAATTCCTACTAATAATCAGAGCAAATTTCTTGATATAGCAGTTATCCACGAATATATTTGGAGTAAAACCTTTGGTTACCCTAATGCTCCAAAAGAAGATTATTTGAGTCAAAAGCATTTAGCTAAACTATCTGGATATGATGTAGCAGTATTTGGTGATAATCATATTGGTTTTTCTGGAATAAAAGTAAACTCCAAACAGAAAATAGAAATCTTTAACTGTGGTACTTTAATGAGAAGAAAATCCGATGAAGTAGATTATAAACCTCAAGTCGGATTATTATTAACAGATGGCTCAGTTGTCCCTCATTTTTTAGATATTTCTCAAGACAAGTATCTGGATATTCAATCTACAGAGGTAATAGAGGCTTCTCTAAATATAAAAGAATTTATACAGGAACTTGAAAAGTTGGGGGAAACTGATTTAGATTTTTCTGATGCTATGAAACAATATTTGAAAAAGAATAAAATAAAAATAGAGATTTGCAATATAATAATAAAGGCAATGGGATTATAGAAAAGGAATTTTAAGATGTATATACCAATAATTATCCGTTGGTTTTTAAGTATTTTTTTAATAATAGGCGTATATTTTGAAACTGGTATTTTCACATCTATAACAGCTACTCTTCTAATTTTAAAAGGAGAAATAGAAATTTATAATAAAAGGAAAATATAAAATGAGTAATTTGGATAAATATCTACAGTTAAAAGAAAAAGTAGAAATTGCTCAACAAAAAGCAGATAAAGCAGAGGGTGCTTTAGAACAACTTATAGAGAGGCTTAAGAAAGAATTTTGTTGCTCATCTGTAAGTGTTGCAAAGAAAAAACTAACTGCTTTACAAAAACAACAAACGACATTAGAAAGAGATTTTGAAAAGGCTATTGAAGAGTTTGAAAAAGAATGGGAGGTCCAAGATGAGTAAGTGGTCAAACGCCTGCGCGAATTGCGGCGGTAATGGGGATTGTGCTTTCCAATTTGATGATGAAGTTGAAGAGTGCTCCTTGGTGCAGGAATATAACGAGGAAGGGGGTGAAGAATAATGGCCCTACAAAACATAGTGCAGTCGTATTTGTCGGAGCATGGGTTCGATGGCTTGTGTTGTGATGATTGTGATGAACCCTGCGGGTGTGACGCCACCGATTTAGCCCTTTGCGATGTTGCGTGAGGGGACCAAAGGAGGCCGAAAAAGGAGAATCCGATGCAGAGAATAAGTGACAAGTCATATAAACTGCTGAATAAGTTGGAGGAGTGGGGCTGGACATATCAGGAACTAAAACAAAGACAGCCAGACTCGAATGTCGTGTGGATAGGGAGCGTCATTGATAGTAGCCTGCGTTGGTTTTATTCAGATTGCTGTGATGACATCAACGCCGCCATCAAATCCGTCTGTGAACAGGCGAGGAAGGAGAGGGGGGAATGAACGTTAGAGAAATCATAGAAAGACT